CAAGCCTTTAGAGGTGTTGGTAAATCTTGGATTACTGGCGCTTTTGTGCTTTGGACACTCTTTAAAGATCCAGAGAAAAAAATAATGATTATATCCGCATCAAAAGAACGTGCGGATAACATGTCCATTTTCCTACAAAAACTAATCATTGAAACACCATGGCTAAGTCATCTACGCCCGAAAGCAGACGATTCACGCTGGTCTCGCATCAGCTTCGACGTAAACTGTTCTCCACACCAAGCCCCAAGCGTAAAGTCGGTGGGCATAACTGGACAGCTAACCGGAAGTCGCGCGGATTTAATGATTTTGGACGATATAGAAGTTCCTGGAAACTCCATGACGGAGTTAATGCGTGAAAAGCT